TGGCCCTAGCGACTTTCAGCGACCTCCAGACATCGGTAGCGAACTACCTCGGACGGAGTGACCTTACCAGCCAGATTCCCGACTTTATCAGCCTAGCGGAGTTGCGCCTAGCACGCGACATTCGTACCCGCAGGATGCTGAAAACGGCCACGGCTACCATGACCGTGAACGACCCGACGGTAGGACTGCCAAGCGACTTTCTCTCCATCCGTGACGTGTTTATTCAAGGACTTCCGAGAACGGTAGTCACCTACCTCTCTCCAAGTGCGTTTTCTAGCAACTCCCGCGCAGACCAAGTTGGACTGCCGGTGTTCTACACCATGCGGGGCAACGAGCTAGAGTTTGCGCCAAAGCCTGATAGTGCCTACGTCTTGCAGATGCTTTACTACTTCAAGCCAACAGAACTATCGTCAGGCAATACTAGCAACGAGTTCTTGGCTAACTACCCAGACGCGCTGCTCTACGCCTCATTAGTAGAGGCAGAGCCGTACCTTATGAATGACCAGCGCACACTTACATGGGCGAATTTGTACAACCAAGCAATTGCACGAATCAACACCTCCGACGAGGAGAGTGAGTTTTCTGGTGTTCCCTTAGTTATGACCGTTACAACGAGGTAATCAAATGGCAGAATTTAGCGATTATTTAGAGAACAAAGTCCTAGACCACGTTCTCCGCAACACATCTTACACCTCACCCACGACGGTGTACGTTGGGCTTTATACGTCCAATCCTACGGACACGAACTCTGGTACGGAAGTAACTGGTGGCTCATATGCCCGTCAGACCCTATCCGTGACCACAGCTTCCAACGGAATCGTTACCTCTAGCGCGGACGTTACGTTCCCGCAATGTACGGCTTCGTGGGGTTCCGTGGGCTTTATCGGGATTCTGGACGCAATTACTAGCGGCAACCTGCTCATGCACACAGCCCTGACGACTGCTAAGACAATCGACACGGGCGACATTCTCAAGATTACTTCTGGCAATTTGACCGTCACGCTGGACTAAATGGCGTTACTTACTCTTGAAGAACTAGACCGCTTTGGGAGTCTTGATTCATTACCGTTCTCGCTAGACTCGAACTGGATGGATTGCGGGATACAAGGCCCGTACACGCTAGAAGAACTAGACTACTTTAGCACTAGCATTGACGCACTAGCGTTCTCGCTAGATAGCCCAATCTGGACTTCTGCCGACACAGAAATCTGCCTCATCTACGCGCCCCAGAACATCACGGGCGTGGGTACTGTAAACGCTATACCTCAGTTCTTTGAGACCGCCCAAGCCCTGATTACGGCAAACGGACAGGTCTCAGCAGATGGTACGAGATTGCGTACGATTCAGGGTGCGGTTAATAGTGCGGGAACGGTCTCTGCTGACGGTACAAGAACTAGACTCGTAGGGGCAATAATTACCTCTGCTGGCGAGGTTGTTGCTTCTGTGCAACGCACAAGGTTCGTGGATGGTAGTGTCTCTGCCAACGGGCAGGTAAGCACAACCGCCAACACAATTGCAAGCGTGGTGGGTAGCATCTCTGCGGTAGGCTCGGTAAGTGCGCTTGCGGCGCGTTTACGGGACGTTGTAGGGGCTATAAACGCCTCTGGTGACTTGGTAGCGGACGCGGTAAGACTTCGCCTTGTAGACGGTTCTATAACGGCAGAAGGGTTCCTGACCGCAAACGCAGGGTTCGAGTTCGATGTCCACGGCGATGTCGTGGCGACAGGCACTCTGAACGCCCTAGCGGGGATTATTTACACAGTTTCTGGGCAGGTGGCAAGCAACGGACAGCTTACCTGCACGATGTACAAGTTTGGCGAGGAGTGGGTCTTAGTACCTGACCAGCCAAACACATGGACTGCGGCCAACTTCCAAAGCGACACATGGACACAGGCATCAACCAGTTCGGACACATGGACACCAATTAACGCCCAAAACGATATTTGGACACAACAATCTTCGGGAAGTAACACATGGCAATAACAAGAGTTACCTTTGGAGAGTGGCTACCTGACCAGCCTGGAGTTATCGGTGCGCTGACCACGGCTAAGAATTGCTTTCCCAAGGCGGTAGGCTACGGCCCGTTCCCGCAGGAGGTGGACTATTCTGATGCCGCACCGCAAAACCTAACGGCTGCGGCTGCCGCCAAGGACACGAATAGTATTACAAGTATCTACGCGGCTGGCACGACAAGGCTTTTCAAGTTGGATACCTCAGACTTTACTTGGGACGACATTTCTGCCGTGACTTATAGCGGAACGTCTGGTTGGAAATTTACGCAGTTCGGGAACTCCCTAATTGCGGCTAACGAGTCCAACACCATGCAGTACATAGACGTTATGTCTGGGACTACCTTTGCAAACATAGCCGTAGATGCACCCAAGGCCAAGTTTGTGACCGTAGTGCGGGACTTTGTGGTGTCTGGCTACCAGAGTGCCAACAAAAGCCGAGTCCAATGGTCGGGTATCAATAACGAAACTACATGGACTCCATCTGCGACAACCCAAGCAGACTTCCAAGACCTGCCTGACGGCGGGTTTGTGCAAGGGGTTACGGGTGGCGAGTTCGGGCTAGTCCTGCTAGAGCGCAGTATCGTGCGGATGTCCTACATTGGAACCCCGCTGATATTTCAGTTCGACAACATCGCCAGGAACCGTGGATGCTTTGAGCCAAACTCAGTCATCCAATGGCAGGGTATTACTTACTTCCTTGGAGACGACGGCTTTTACGCCTGTGACGGGCAGAACCTAAAGAACATAGGCGCGGAGAAGGTCAACCGATACTTCTTTAATTCGTTAAAAGAAGAAGATATTGGCAACATGAGTGCCGCCATCGACCCTATCAACAACTTGGTGGTCTGGGGATACCCGACGGTTGACTTGGATTACAGGGTCTTGGTCTACCACGTTCCGACAGGCAAGTGGTCTTACGCAGACTCAACGGCTACCCGTGTGGCTCCCGTGTCTACACCTTCCATAACCCTAGAGGGTCTGGATGCGTTTAGCGCAAGCATAGATGCCTTGGGTATTTCGTTGGACAGCCGGACTTGGCTAGGCGGGAAACTGCTTCTTCTAGGGATTAGCGGCAATAAGCTGATTACCTTCACAGGGGCTTCCAAGACCGCCACGATTGAGACGGCAGATATTTCCTCGGACACCAATCAGTCCATGATTACAATGGTCAAGCCAATCGTGGACAACGGGACGGGTAGTGCTTCTATCGCCTCTAGGCTACAACTAAACCAGACGGTATCCTTCCCGTCGGTCACGGCTGCAAACAGCGAGAACCGCATAGGGGCTAGGTCTTACGGGCGTTATCACCGAGTAAAACTCCAACCAAGCGGAGACTGGACTACGGCAATTGGGATAGACGTAGAGATTCAGCAAGCGGGTACTCGCTAATGTTTAGAGTTCTACCGTACCAAGGCGGCGACCCTCGGCAGATTTCCGAGGTGGTCAACAACCTGATGAACGGCAAGTCCAATAACACGGGGACTATCACCCTGGCTACGGGCAACGCTACGACGACTACCCTGATAGACGAGCGTATTTCTGTAGATACAAAAATTGTCCTGATTCCGTTCTCGGATGCGGCAGAGGCTGACTCTGCGCCCTACGGTGCGTTTCAGGACGAAACCGACCAAGCGGCTACAACGCTGTCGGATGCCTACATTATGTCGTTTGACACCGAGGACTTATCTAACGGTGTTTATCTAAGCAATACAAATAGAATCAATGTCCGAAACAAAGGTATTTACTCCGCTTCGTTCTCGGTTCAAATAAAGAACACGACCAACGACGTTCAGGACTTCGATGTCTGGTTTAGAAAGAACGGAACGGATATAGCCAGTTCCAATAGCAGGTTTGGTATCAAGGCTAGGAAGTCTTCTGGTAGCGCGTCGCACATGATTGCGTCAAGCACGTTCTTTCTAGACTTAAACGCTAACGACTACTTTCAGCTTGCGTGGCATCCCACGGATTTGGGGGTGTCGATAGAACACTTTGCGGCTGTTTCAGCGTCCGCTGGGGTAACTCCCGCGATACCAGAAACCCCGTCAATCGTTCTAGTGGTGTCGTATGTTGCACCCTCGGTCTACTCAAACATTTACGTCTCTGCCCAACAGCAAGGACAGGCAACAATTACGCATTTTTCTAACGCTACCGCAAACAAGACTTATGCTTATATACTTGTAGGATGATTAGAAGACAGTTTATACAACCTAATGAATTGCGTCCTTGGTGGACATGGGTAAAGCCAGGACTGGAAAAAATACGAGACAAATCGCCAGAATACTGGATAAGCGAGGATGTCTACGCAGAGTGCTATTTTGGAAAGGCAATGTTGTGGGTGTTCTTGGAAAACAATCACCCGTTTGGATTTGTGGTTCTACAACCAAAACCAGAAACATTGCACATTTGGTGCGCATGGACAGAAGCGGCAGAATTTACCGATACCTGTTTTGAGCAGGTCAAGGAGATTGCCAAGACTGGAAATGCCAAACGAGTCACTTTCGATTCTTGGCGAAAAGGCTGGGAAAAGAGAGCGCGGCAGTTGAACTTTAAGCCCCGTAGTTGGGTGATGGAGATTTAATATGAGTATGGGTGGCGGTGGTGGCGGGCAAAATACAGTAACCCGCACAGAATTAGACCCGGCAGTACGTCCTTATGTGGAATATGGACTGTCGGAGGCGCAGAAGTTGTATCAGACTCCTGGCCCATCCTTTTATCCTGGGCAAACCTATGTAAGCCCATCCCAAACCACGCAGTTAGGGTTGCAAGCAGCCCAAAACCGTGCATTGTCTGGGAACCCGTTAGTTCCTGCGGCACAGGCGCAGACCTTGGCTAACATCCAAGGCGGCTATTTGGGTGGAAGTCCATTCTTCCAAGGGGCGTTCCAGCCAGCCGCGCAAGCAGCCCAACAGTCGTTTTATGACGCTATGGGCAACATTTCTTCTACCGCATCTCGCGCTGGACGCTACGGCTCACCTGCCATGCAAAACCTTGAGAATCGCGCTTTAGGGCAGTTCTCGACGGCTTTGACCAACACCGCAGGGCAGTTGGCGTACCAAAACTACGAGGCAGAACGTGCCCGTCAGATGGCCGCAATGGGTGCAGCACCGCAGATGGCACAAGCCGACTACCAAGACATTCAGCAGTTGCTAAATGTTGGTCAGGCTCAAGAGGGCTACCAAGAGATGTCCCTGCAAGACGCTATCAACCGCTTCAACTACCAACAGAACCTTCCTGCGGCCAAGTTGCAACAGTACCTTTCTGCCGCATACGGTTCTCCGCAAGGTGGCATTAGCACCCAGCCCGTATACCGAAACACAGGGGCAAACATCTTGGGTGGCGCAATTGGTGGATACGCTTTATCTGGCGGTAATCCTTATGCTACGGCAGGGGGCGCAGCCCTTGGGGGGATACTAGGATGAGTGGCCCAGAACTCCTTGCCGCAGAAACAGTAGCCGCTACTGCAACCGCAGCGGAAACAGCAGCCGCCGCAGAAGCAATTTCTGCCGCTATTGCCGCAGCAGAAGCAGAGGCTGCAATTATTGCCGCGACAGAAGCCGCCGCCGCTACTACCGCCGCCGAAGCTGCTGGAACAAATCTTATGGGTGCGGAGTTGTTTGGAGGTGGGCAACTTGACCCACTACAAGCCGCAATTGCTAACGCAGAACAACAGGCTACCGCTATTAACGCGGCACAAGCATACGCCGACGCTGGGATGATAGACCCGTTTGAAAAGTTCTTACAGTACGGGGTTGACGCTGATGCGCCTGGGGCAACCATTCGGTCACTTCAGTCTGGCTTTGCCAACGCCCCGTTAAACACCGTGAAAAGCCTTCCGCAGTATTTGGGAATGTCCGCTGGTGGCCCATCTACGATGCAAACACTTTACGGTGCAAATCTTGCAAAGCAAATGTTGGGCGGTTCTGGAAGGCCACAAACAACATCAGCCTCAACACAAATCAGGCCGGGTCAGCAAGTCAATATGACCCAACCAATAACCTCGCTACTTGCCCCGCAAATTCGGCGCAGACGAGGAATTTCTTTACTCTGAGGACACTATGTTAAATATCGTAAACCCTTACGCAGGATTATTAAGTTCCGAGGAAGAAAAAAAGCTTGGCGAACAAGCGCGGACAATGGGACTACTTAATCTTGCGTCTACGTTGTTTGCGGCTGGTGGCCCATCCCCTGTTCGCCAAAAACTTGGAACCGCGTTTGCACAAGGCATCCCAGCTTATATGCAAGGAGTACAAGGAACGTACGAGCAAGGTGTCAACGCAATGCTGACAAAAGAAAAGATTGAGGAAATGCGTCGCAAGCGTACCGAAGTAGAACAAATCCGAAAACTTGCACCGCAATTATTCCAAGTCACTCGCGCTGAACCAACCACGGGGGCATTTGATTTGGGTGGAATGGGGCCTGTTCCAGAACAGCCAATTACAGGAGTTCGTATAAACCGTGAGCTGTTACCAGCCCTTGGCGCGCTTGGCCCAGCAGGAATGGAGTATGCCTCTCAGGTGGCTCAGTTTGAAAAATCATTGCGGCCAGAACGGGTTACATTAAAACCAGGTGAACAAGTTATTGAACCAGAAACTGGTCGCGTTGTAGCAAAAGTTGCGCCAACACCAGATAAAGTTGACTTGGGTACTCACATTGCTTTTTATGACCCACAAAATCCTGGCAAACCAATAATTACCCTTCCGAAAGGGAAAGACCCTAAAGACTTAACTTCAACCGAGTTGCAAGTTGGTGGTCAGTTTAATACACAAGCCGCACCATTTATTAGCCTTGGTCAGAACTATAAAAAGATTGAAACTGCCGCGAAAAACCCATCTGCCGCAGGTGACATATCACTTATTTTTGGCTACATGAAGTTGCTAGACCCTGCATCGGTCGTTCGTGAGGGTGAGTTTGCAACGGCGCAGAACGCCGGAAACATTCCAGAATCTATTTATGGAATGTATAACCGAGCAATAAGAGGAGAAAGGCTTGCGCCAACCATTAGAGAAGACTTCCTTGGACAGGCAAAAAATCTTGTTCGTAGCCAACAAGAAATTTACAAACAAACAATTGAGCCAAGATTTGATTCTATTGTTCAAAGCGCAAAACTAAACAAGCAAAACGTCATGTTTAATCCTTTTGCTGGAATTGACCTTACTCAAACACAAACACCGCAACCGCAAACTATTAAAAGAGAAATTCCAACAATTAGCCAAACTATGCAAAGCGGCGTTACTAGCGGCATAAAAATTCGTCGCATAGGGGACTAATAAATGCCTACCTACGAAGTTGAGATTCCAAACCTCGGGAAGTTTGAGGTTAAGTCCGACAGAGAATTGTCAGAACAAGAAATAATTAGCCAAGTCCAACAAATGTCTAGCGGCGAAAAAACTCGTGGAGAGCTTGGTCGTCAACTAGGGCTTACTGCACGCGCCGGTCTTACTGGGGTTGCAGGGCTTCCGCTAATGGCTGGAGAGGGGTTAAATGCCCTCCTAAACATGATTGCCGGGAGAGAGGTATTTCCGTCTCCGACAAGAGCCGCACAGCAGTTAATGACCCAAGCAGGGTTGCCGGAAGCGCAGACCGCTAGAGAACGGGTTGTGCAAGACATTGCCTCTGGTATGGCTGGCGTTGGTGGTACTGCCGCCATGCTTCGCCCTCTAGGACAAGCCGTTGCCCCTCTTACAGAACGCCTTGGTATGCAAACCGCAGGTGCTATTGGTGCGTCTGGTGCAGCCGGTATGGGCAGAGAAGAAGGTGCTGGCCCGCTAGGACAGCTTGGGCTAGCCGCTTTGGGTGGAACAATTGCACCAGGAACAATGGCTACCGCCGCAAGTCGAGGTGGTCGCGCAGCCGTAGAAACCGTCCGTCCTTTTACAGAAGCCGGTAGGGAAGTAATTGCCGGTAATGTACTGCGCCAACTATCTGCCCAACCAGAAGCCGCAATTGCCCGCGCCGCACAATACGAACCGACAATTCCTGGCTATCGCCCGACAACCGCACAGGCTACACGCGATGTTGGTCTAGTAGCCGCCGAGACTCCTATTCGTGCCTTGGACACAACCGGCAAATTTGCGGCACAAGCAAGCCAAGCAAACCAAGCCCGTGTAAATATCCTTGACCGCATGGCTCGGGATAAAGATACTTTGGCTTCTGCTATTACCAAACGAGATGAGGTTACCGACCCATTACGGGAGTCTGCTTTTGCAAAAGCAACAATCACACCAGAAGAACTTCAATCGTCCGTTACATCAACAGTTGTAAAGACTATTGACGACATTCTTGCTTCACCCGCTGGAGCAAGAAAACCAGTTGTTGATGCAATGAACTTCTCTAAACAAGGATTACAAAGAGGTACGACTCCTGAGCGACTTTATGCGGTGAGACAGGATTTGCGTGATGCAGCACAAGGTTTGTTAAACTCAGAAAGTGCGGCATATAACCTAGCCAAGGGTCAGTTGGAACAAGTCATTCGGTCAATAGACGATGTGCTAGAAAATTCTGCGCCTGGTTATAAAGATTATTTAAGCAAGTACGCAGCTTCTAGCCGTGGCATTGAACGCTTAGAGGCTGTTCAAGACTTCCGCAAGAGAGTCCTGTCCACCACCCCAGACATCGGGCGTGTCGGAGACTTCTTGATTTCGCAGCCGGCATTTACTCGCGCCATTCGTTCTTTAGAGGATGACCCCAAGTTAGGTGGATTATCTAAAACTCAGTTCTCGGTATTGCAGAGGGTTGGTAAGGACTTGGATGACGGGGTTCTTGCCCGCGCCGCAAAGTCGCCTGGTTCGGATACCTTCAAGAATATGTCTACCGCCAACGTAATTGGTGGAATCGTCGGCAAACAGATATTTGGCGAGACCAGCCCGTTCTTAAACAAGGTGGCCGCACCGCTAAACTGGCTTTACAATGGCACAGACGATGCCATTCGTGAGGTGTTGGTAGACGCAATGCTTGACCCAAAGTTGGCGGCAAGGCTTATGCAAAAAGCAACAACGGCAACTATGGAACCAATTTCGCAAGAACTGCAACGCCGGGCGGTAAGCCTCGGATATGGCTCAATTTTCGGACTGGAGTAAGAAATGCCTAAGACCAAGATTTCAGAATACTCAACGACCAACTCGTCAAATACCGACATAGAAGGTATTAACATTGACGAGGGGTGTCCCCCAAGTAGCATCAACAACGCCATCCGTGAGCTTATGGTTCACCTAAAGGAGTTCCAGACAGGGGCTTCTGGGGATGCGTTTACCTTTGCTGGTGGAACCCTGATGAGTGGGACGAACACCATCTCTGGGGCGGCTGTTATCTCTGGGAATATAAACTCCTCTGGGACTACCAACACATTCTCTGGTGGCAACATCCTGTCGGGAACGAATACCATCTCCGGCTCTGCCATCATCTCTGGCGGTATCAACTCTAGCGGTACAAACACGTTCTCTGGGACAAGCACATTTAACTCTGGAAGCCTGAAACTAGCTGGTTCTTCTAGCGGTGCGGCTACCCTGAACGCCCCTGCCGCAGCTTCTACGAATACATATACCCTTCCCCCTGACACCTCGACCTTGGGGTACAGGAACATCCCTGCCGTGGGAACCAAGACAGGTTCTTACACGCTTGCCACGACTGACGTGGGCGAGTATGTACAGGTAGGTTCTGGCGGGTCTATAACGATTCCTGATGCCACTTTTGCCGAAGGTGATGTAATATCTATCTTTAACAACACCTCTGCGGGGATTACCATTACTTGCACAATCACAACCGCCTACATTGCGGGTACAGATTCGGATAAGGCAAGCGTTACCCTTGCGACTAGGGGGGTGTGTACAGTCTTATTTATCTCTGGAACCGTCTGTGTAATCACAGGGAACGTGTCATAAATGACGGGCATCTTTCAGATTCTTCTTGCTGGGCAGGGTGCGCCGACTATCCTTGCTGACTACCT